TTTAGATAATTTTTCCACCATTTAAGATAAAACTGCTCATTCACAGCCTTACCATTGGTGAATCTCCAAATGGAGCAGTAAGAGACTCCGATATCCTCAGCATAATGACTGAGCTTATATCTTTGGGTGAGCTTAGACTTGGTCTCTTTAATCATAAAGTCCTTTAAGCTCTGCCCCTTAGAAAGGGAGATCATCTCCAGGATTATCAGGTACATGAGTTGCAGCTGCAGTTAATAGATCTATCTTCCATAGCTCTAATGAGTTGAAATGCTTATCCTGCCACTCTCTACCTCTCAGATTAAATGATGCCTCCACCTCTTCACCTACTCTACAGCCATCTAGTAGAGATGTTTTGTCTCCTGTAGCTTGTAGGGTGATGTATTGAGGATATTTGCCATCCTCTACTGTTATTACTACTTCTCTCTTAGAGAACTTCTCAGTCACCTGTACGGTATCACCTATCACTTTGATAAGTCCTTTAACTTTGTACTCATTCATATTATTGTTGTTATTAAATTATACATACCTAGTATTATCAATCCATATATTATCAGCATTAGGATCATTGCCATTGTTTTTTCGGTCATACTACTTTATCAGGGAATGGATTGTCAAGTCTCATTTTTGCTACTTCAATCTCTGCTCTTGTTGTTAGAGCTTTTGCATACTCATCAGCCATAAGAGCTACAGTTGAGTGAGGATGTACGTACTCAGCTGCATAGCCATTTCCGATTGCTGATAGCAGTCCTTGCATTGCTGCAATCATTGCTTGTTGGTAAAATTCTTTTTCTGTCATCTTATTTATTATTTAATATTCGTTAAAGGTTTCATTTTCATGGTCAATATACATTCTCATGTATTGTTTTGCCAAAATAAAAATTTTTTTTGGTGATAGTGTTGGGTTAGCTATTATCAAAGCATTAATGATTGGTATCATTCTATTTGAATATTTAACCTCTTCGTGATCATAGTCAGCCATCTTATTTATTATTTAATTGATTAATATACTTAACATAGTACTCAGTGCAGTGATGCAACCTTTCCTTTATCTCCTCCTCAAGCTCAATGTCTCTAGTAAAGAGTAGAGTGGTGATTCTCTTCTCAGGAGCTATGTGATCTACCTGATGGAGTGATAAGTTCTCCCATTCATTGAGTAGAGATGGGTGAGTAGAGACCATGCAATAGCATAGAGTAGCATAGTTCTTATTATATAACATCATGTAAGCTCTTAGCTGCCACTCATAATCTTTATTTATACCCTCTTCTGAGGTAGCAGGGAACGTTTCTAAGGACCATGAGGTCTTTATATCTACTATTTGGTCATCTAGAACTATATCAGCCTCTCCTGTGAGCCATTCGTTGTTTAGTCTCTCAGTGTTTTTAGAGTAGTTGCTGAACATTACAGAGTTGAATAGAGCTATAGAATCATTCTCCTGTAGATTACCCTTATTGATATACTTATTATTCAGCTCTACATTATAACCGTAGAAATCTTGTTTAGCTACTGCTCTAATGTAGCTCTTAGTAGTTTCAGATAGCACCTCAGACTTAGTCCGAGATGCTGTCATTAGTTTTCCTAGTGAAGATGGATGCCATTTCATAATAACATAAGTGCTTTATTCTGTAAATCAGTTAGCTCAAAGGTCTCTCTTAGCTTAGGGATAGTAAACTTACCATCCTGAATAGATACAAGTGCCTCCTCAAATCTTTCTTTAGATAGTCCAGGCTTAGCTGCCTTAACAGGTACACTAGCTAGATTAGCATCATCATCTACTGACTGTAGGCATAAGATACTGCTCAGAGTATATCTGCGATAGTAAGTCACTGCAGATCCTACTTGCTGGGGATTAAGTCCAGCAGGTAATTCCATACATGACTCAATAGACTCATTAGAATCTATACAGATTATCTGAGTGCATACACTATTGCCTTGAATAGGTTGCAGTAATAGTAGACCATTCTCTAATAAGATAGGCTCTACTGCTTCAGTGATTGCATTGATGTCAGAGTATGACTTTTTAAAGTGTGGATTGGTAGCATTCTTAGCTACTTTGCCGATTGACTGCTTAGCCTTGTGGAGCTTCTGATGCAGAGTTAGTACAGGTGCTGGTACTACAGCTTTTGTTTTTGTTTCCATGTGTATAAATTTAAATTATTTCAACAAAGATAATCAATTATTTTATATCTGCAAGGAAATTACAATAAAATATCATAAATTCATCAAAATTTCTTGCAATAAAGTATGTACCTCCTGCAGCTTCTACTGATTCCTGATACCTCTTCTGCACTTCTGACTGCTTATCCTTACCATATTTCACCTCAATCTTAACTGACCTACCTCTAATGGTGGCAGAAATATCAGCTGAGCCTTTTGTACCTGTGCTAGGAGTATAAGTGCCTTTGAGCTGTCTAGTATTTTCACCTACCTGTATCTTCTTACCCTCTCTATAAACTCCCATTGTATTAATCCTCTCAGCTTGAAAGCCTGAATAGGTTAGAAAGTGAATGATACATTTAGTCAGAGCATTGGCAGAGTTATCATTCCAATCTGATGCCGTTATGTAGGGCATGGTGGGGTGCTTAAGTGTGAGGTAGTTAATCTCTAAGGCTTTGAGTAGTGTTTTGTTTTCTTTGTTCATTGATTGTATTGTTTATTATAAGAGTAATTATTATCTATAGATAAATGTAAATTAATTAGTTTTACTTCATCCTCTTTATTATCTGATAATTTTAATACAGTAAATGGAATGTTATTGTCTATATGATATTGTTTAATTTCTACAAATTCTAAATTAGATTTTCCTTTTTGTAAATGTTCCCAAATTCTTTTTACTATATTTTTTGACTTTCCAATATACCATGTATTATTATCAAATATAATTTTATAAACTCCAGCTTGTTCTAGTAAAGCAAAATGAAATTGAATGTTTAGATAATAATCTACTAATGGCATCTGCTCCTTAGTTATATAATATCCTGAATCTTTACCTAAAATTAAATTCATAATATGTCTTTTTAAAAGTAATGTACTATCTATCATATATTCATAGCTTTAATTGTTAATTCATCCCATATATCTAGCTCTTTTACCTCCGGTACAAATGATAATCTAGTACTGCCTCCATTCCTATTGGTAGAGCAGATATATCCTTTGTATTCGCAGTACTTTTTAAAGTTAATTGTGATGCTGTTCTGTGTTATATAGTTCTTTTTATCAGGGAATGCATTACAGAATGAATCGTATAACTGTTCTTTTACTGAGTAGTAAGTATCCTCTTTTAGATCCTCAAAGAAATAGTACATCTCACTGCTAATCTCATCTAATATCTTTCTAAAGTTTAGATTTATAGTAGGCATCTCAATTAATCCTATATTAAGATATATTTGTATGCATTCCTGGCAGTAATTGTCAAAGGCTGCCCATTGATCATCATCCCAATCAACGAACAGCTCATGACCAAATAGATCTACAGGAGTAAACTTATCATTGAATGTCTTAGCCATCTCCACCTCATACTTTCTAGCATTGAAAGATGCACCATTGCCTGAGATAGTATAGTTGGTAGTAATGATAATCTTAGGGCTGTTAGTTACATCTAATTTAATAGAATCCTTACCTTTGTATTCAATAGTAATACCCTCAGTAATAACACTGAATAAGCTCTCAAAGTTAAATTTCTTTTTAACATCATCAAATACTAATATTTGGCAGTCAGTAGATACATTCTGATAGGGGAATTTATTTTGAAAGTCAAACAACTTACCATCTAAGCTCTGCACTTTCTTAAGATGTCCCATTGCATTCCAAAACAATCCCTTTCCACTTCTACCATTAGGCACATCAGAGATAGCCTCATCATTAAAGATAATAGCTTTGTTGTTACTTCTATCTTTATAGCTGTGCAAGAGGTATCCGATTACAGTCTGAAATGCTTTGTACTTACTTTTATCTTTACCTGCTATGTTCCATATAAAAGTTCTAAATTCTGAGCTGTGGTGATCTGTTTTCTTAAAGTCTCTATTGATGACCTGGTCTCTCCAAATAGATAGATCCATATCAGCATAAGATAGTACCTCTTTTTTATCTTTAGATACCTTTACTATGCAATTAGTATAGAATAGATATGCACTATCTTTGTCATCTTTCAATAGACTTACATTCTTACTAGTCAATATCCCTAAAAATTCTCTCTTAAAAAACTTAAGATTGCCACTCATCAGGTTATAAACTCCCTCAGGCTTATCATTAGATGTTATGTAATCTAGTACAAAGTCTTTAACATCTTTCTCATATACCTCATTTAAAAATATACCCTCTTTCTTAATCATTTGAAATGTGCCATTTTTTTCAGGTGAATGCTTAAAGAAATCATTGTTATCTAGGAATGTTTTAAACTTAAAGTTGTTGAGATTGTAAGCTCCATTCTGAGTAGTGGACCAAAAGTCATCATCTACCATCTTAAACTTCTTTTTTAATGCCTCTTTAGCAGCATTCCAATCTCCATTATGCTTGACTAAAGTATAGATATTAAATGGTGAATAAGATTGCTTAGATTCAAATGGCTTTATAGCTCCTCCATCTTCACTAAATATATAAAACATATTATTTTGAAAGCCAAAAGTAGCAGAGAATCCATCTTTTATATCTTTGTTAGGTCTAGTCCAATACTCTGAGCCATCCTTTCTCTTATTGCAGAACTGCCAACCTATCCCCTTAAGCAGCTCCTTAGCCTCATCTCCATTCTCTAGGTTATATTTACCATCAGGAGTAGTATCTTTCCAGGTCTCTGCCCACTTTCTATCAGATGTATCTTTGTGAGGTAGACTAATAGTGTGATGCTGATTGTAAGATGTGATTAAATCAAAGACATTATTAATATCATCATCAAAATAGCTCAGCTTTATGTACTCCTCACCACCGATATGACTATATCCACTAGATGGATAGCAGGCACAGTACTGACCATTGCCTCTCATCTCTACCATTGTAGCTCCTGTAGGATATTTAGCAAATACTCTACCATTAAACTTCTCTTTTGATCTAAAGTAAACATGATAGCCACCTCCTGCTGTAGTGTAACAGGATAGCATCCCATCTTTAATGAGCATCTTAATAGATGGCACATTAATAAAGTCATCAAATGTATCTTTAATAGGCTCACCATTATGGCAGTCAAAGTCAATGCAGTAAAACTCACTAACTAATCCACAGGCTATCCCTATTTTTTCAGCTTTTAAGAAT